CAGTGCCCCTCGACCTCCTCCTTGAACTCGCGCGCCCATTCGGCGCTCAGCCCCAGGGCGCGCCAGTCGGGCTTGAGCAGCGGCCGGAAATTCGCGCCGATGACGCTGTCGACCTCTTTCGAGACCGCGCCGGCAGCCCAGCCATTATTGCGCACTAGGTCGCGGGCCCGGGCCGTCGCCCGATCGCGGTTCGGCAGGATCTCCGCGTCGACCGCGCGGTTTGACGGCAGGAACCCCGACATGGTGTCGATCGTCGGGTCGGCGGCGGTGTAGGGCGTGGTCCCGGAGAAGCCCGCGTCGCGGGCAGCGGCGCCCGACTTGCGCGGCACCAGGGGAACGCGGGTCAGATCACGCCCCATCAGAACACCACCCGGCGAGACATGCGGCCCGCGGGGGCTTGGCCGAGCTTGCGTTTCAGCTCCTGGACGTAGCGCCGCAGCTTACCCTCGTCGGCCGGCTTGAACTCCGTCCGGTGGCCGTCATAGCTGACCACCGTCACGGTCTGGCCGAGCAGCAGCGTGTGCAGCGCATTCTCCGCCTCGGTCAGACGGGCCTCGAGGGTCGCGGTCTCAATCGGCATCGGGCCTCAACACGTTCAGGAGACGCTTTGCAGCGTCGGTTTCGGGTTTCTGCGCCGCGCCCGCCCGGGATCCCGTGGCGGCCGCGAGCGGCAGCTCGGCGTCGAACAGATCGCCTTGCTGATCCGGCGGGGCGATCGACCGCTCGGCGGTCAGGGCGTCCCACTGGTCATCGGTCATTGAGTGCCAGCCGCGGCGCATCGCGGCGCCCTCGGCGTAATTCATCGTGTCGAGCGCCTCGTTGCGCCGGGTCGGCTCGACCAGGTTCCAGCTCGAGGTCATGACCCCTTGCGCGTTGCGCTTCACCACGCGGGTCTCCGAGGCGAGCATCCGGTAATACTCATCTCCCAGGGCACGGGCGAAGCGGGTGTGCCCGCGATCGCTCGGATCTTCCTTGCCGAGATGCGCGTAAAGCCCCGCCTTGAGCGACGACACATTGAGGTTGAAGGCGCGTTTCTGCGCCCGCTTGGCCTTGCCATCCTTGCGCCGCTCGAACCGCTGCAGCGACATCAGCGGGCCGTTCTGCGTCGAGGCGCCTTTCACGATGATGACGCGCGACCAGGGATGCGAGCGGGCCCAGCTCCACACGTCATCGGTATAGGCGCCGCCGTCGATCGCGAGCATGTCGATCGAGACCTGCAGGCCCAGCTCGGTTTTCCAGCTCTGGCGCAACAGCGCGTTGAGCGCCGCACGCCCCTCGTCGTCGCCGATATGGTGCGGGATCACCTTGTAGTCGATGACCCAGCGCCGGCGGTTGCGCCCGAAGGCGACCAGCTGCACCTCGAGGCGATCGTCCTGGCAGTCGACGCCGGCGCCGAAGATAAACCCGGTGGCCGGCAGCACGCCGCGTTCGAGGATCTCGCCGGGCTCGGCGTTCTCCGTCCGATCGCGCAACGCTTCCCAATCCGGCGCGTCTGTGGCCTGCTCGTAGGGCAGGCCCAACACGTCATTCCAGAACACCTGCTCGACAGCTGCGCTGACCGCGGTCGGCGCCGCGGGTTTCTTGCCGCCCTGGGCCTCGAGCCGGGTCCAGCCCATGACCTGGGCGTATTCGACCGCGATCGAGGCCCAATCCCGTTGCGGCGCATAGGCGCGCCAGAGGTGGAAGCCCGGGTGACTGCCGCCCGGATTGTGTTTCACCCACCGCCCGAGGCGAACGATCTTTTCCTTGTCGCCGTGGCGGATCGGCTCGCCGCAGCTCTCGCAGCGGAAATGCGCCGCCGCCAGGTTCTCCGGGTCGATCTGCGCCCGGAAGTTCTCCCAGGTCAGCGGTTGCTCATGCCCGCAGCTCGGGCAGGGAACGTGATAGAGCCGCTGATCGCTGCGATCATAGGCGGCGGTGATCCGGCAGGTGCCCTTGATCATCGCGGTGCTGACCCGCGCGATCTTCGCATCTTCGAACCCCGAGGCCCGGCTTTCCGCGAGCTTTTCGGGGTCGCCCTTTTCCGAGGGCTCGAATTTCGACAGGTCATCCATGATGACCAGGCGCCGGCTGGTGCCGGTGAGATCCGCGGGCGAGCCGGCCGAGGCGACTTTCAGCGAGCCGTTCCGGTCGAGGGTCTCCTGGTTGAACGTGTTGTCGCGGTTCTCACCCTTGCCTGCGCCGAACACCCGCAGCAGCCCCGGCGCCTGGCGACGCATCGGCATCCACTTGTTGTTGACCCACTCGGTCGCCGCGCTCGAGGTCGGATGCACGATCAGCGAGTCGAGCGGGGTGTACTCGTGCCATTCCGCCAGGGTCGGCTGAATGATCGAGACCGTCTTGCCCCACTGCGCCGAGCCTCGGATCGTCACCTCGCGCGCCGCGTGCTCCGGTGACAGCACCTCGTGGATCTCGCGCAGGAAGGCGAAACGGTTGATGTCGAACGGGCCCGGCATCGGCGAGCGGGCGTCGAAGACGATATTTTCCTCGCACCACCGCGTGATGTCGGGCGGCGGCGGCGGGTCGATGGCCTGGGAGATCGCCCTGGCGATCACCTCCTCGGCCGAGATCAGGAATCCCACGGGCTCAGAAATCCTCGGCCTGTTCGTCGTCGGTCAGCTCGGCCGCCTCGGCCTCCTCGGCCTTCACCACAGCCCGGCCGGTGCGATACTCGCGCCAGACCTCGGTGAGGATCACCCGGGCCTCGCGGAAGTCGACGCCCAGCTCGTCGGCGATGCGCCTGGCACCGGTGCGGATCACCGAGCTTTCGATCTGGGCGATCTCCTGCGCCATCTGCCGCATCGTCTCATTCGCGACCACGCTTGCCAGCACCAGCGTGCCCTCGGCCTCGCTGTTGCGGCGGCGGGCGGTTCGGGCGTCCTCCTCGGCCTTGAGGGTCTTCGCCAGCTCGTAGCGGCTCGGATCCCGGCTCGGCAGCTCGGTCGCCCCGAGCCCGGCCGGCGGTGGCGCCGGGGCGGGGTCCTGGGGCGGGCTTGGCGCGGGATCCGCTGCCGGGATCCGCGCCAGGGCCTCCGAAGTCTTGGCCCCGTTGCCGAGCATCTGGCCGGGATCGAGGCGGCGCCCGAGCGCCGCGGCGACCTTGGCGAGATCGAAACGACGATGTCGCCCGTCGCCGCTGTAGCAACCCTTGAGCTGCCCGCCGCTCACCAGCTGGGAGATCCGGCCCTTGGAGAGATCCAGGACGCCGGCCAATTCCGTCGCGGTCAGCTGCCGTGTCATGCGTTCCTTTCCGAGGCGCCCGCGCAGCCCCGGCCGATCGCCGCGCTGCACCCGCTCGCTAAATCTGACCCCCGCTAAATCGCTAAACCCCCCGCAAGGTTTAGGCTTTGGTTTCGGTTTAGTGAGTTAAAACATATGCGCCAAGCCGCCCCGTATACGTTCCGCCGGCTGGGAGGGACCCGCCGAATTTTTCGCACCGAAGTTGGACTTGATTTTCAGATAAGAGATTTAAGCCCTTATCGAGATAGCGGACCCGTTCAACCATTGCGCTGCACTCGGCGTCGCGGAGGTGGCTATTGCCTGGTCCGCGATACTCGGGTCCACGGTGTTGCCCTTCCGCGCCGTGGCGCGTGATTACCTCATTGGCAGGGACCGCATTGGATCGTCCTGAGGCAATCGATAGTTTCGCGAGCGAGGGGCTGTCAACAGCTTTTACTCCGACCTCCTCGCGACCACCACGCCGCGAGGTATGCGCGAAAGACGAAATATCCCTTTACCTTTCAAGGTGTTCCGTGTTGATCGAAAGCGGCGTATCGCGTCCGAAAATATTCACCACAACCTTCGTCTCAGGGCCATCGATCTCCAGCACCCGCGCCGGGAACCCCACGAACGGCCCCTCTGTGACTCGCATGGTATCCCCAACATCGAACTCACTCCCGCGGCGCATGTAGCGGTTGAGATCTGGCGGAAGGAGGCCGCCACCCCAGCGCCGCATCAGCGAGCAGATCATCGCCTCGCTGATCCTCAGCGGCCTGCCACCAGTGCCCATCACACCAGAGACGATGTCCAGCCCCATGAGCTCTTGCCAACGGCACTCTGCCGCCGACCATCCGACGAACATCCATCCGGGCATTAGCGGGAAGTCCTGCAGCGTCTTCTCGGGAGAGAACTGGTTCCGGCGGCGCCACTCCTTGCGCACCGGCAAGAACACGTCAAACCCAGCACGCCGGCAGAGAAGCTCTGGCACGTATACCCGCTCTCCGGTCCCGGCAACCGGGCGCTTGGCCCGACGCCCTGCCCGAGTACAAAAGGTCTCATACTCGGCGCCGATGAGGCTCGTCGTGCGGCCTGGGTTGTTGCGCACCCGGAAGCGCACCGCGAACCAGTCTTTCTTCTGCATCGTAATCTGCCCCATCATGCTCATGCTGCGCCCTGCCCTTGCTCAGGCAGCAGCGCCATCGCCCGCGCCTCGAGCTTCGCGTACCAGGCCAGCCACTGCCGATCGTCCTGGTCAGCCACGCCACGGCGCACCCGATCCTCGCGCACCCGCTTGTTGCTGTCGTGCTCCGCGGCGCGCTCCCGGATCCGGCGCCAGTCGCCATCGTGAAGCGGTGGACGCTTGAGCGCGGTCAGGAACTGGAACTCGGCGACCAGCGTGCCCTCTTCCAGCGCCTTCGGCCCGCGCGCAGAGCCGAACCAGCTGGCGATCACCGGAACCTCTTCGAGCGGGCGCGGCGCGACGGCTTCGGCCAGCGGCGTGATCGTCGCCATGCGCGGCCAGCCCCGGCGATCCTTGCCTTCGCCCTTGGTCTTCAGGAACTCGCGCAGACGCTCAAGCTGCTCGTCGCTGAGGTAGGCAAGCCCATCGGCGAGATCGACGAGAAACTTGCCGTGCTTCTCCTCGGTCACGTTGCCCGGCTTGCGAAAGCCCCACTCGGTCAGGGGATGGATCAGGATCCGGCGCACCCGGTCACGCTTGGTCTCGGTCTTGGTCGTCTGCTCGTCGGTCATGGCCTTGCCCCTTCTCAGCTCAAGCCTGCCGCCTCACGCTCTTCCGGCGTGAGGAGGTTTGCGGTGAGGATGTAATTCAGCACCCAGGACCGGGTCTCGGCGAGCGCGTCTCGGCGACCCTCTCGGAAGGCCGCGACAGCCCGCTCGGCGTCTCGAACCAGCAGGGGGTTTTCAGCCCCTGCGGACGCGCCTGCGCGCCCCTCATGGTTCTTACATGGTTTATCCTTATTATAGGCAGGTGCAGATTTGCCCCCTTTTCGGTGCAGATCTGCCCCCTTTTGAGATCTGTAAAAGGGGGCATCCTCGCCCCCTTTTGGGGGTGCAGATTTGCCCCCTTTTATGGGAACGATTTTGGCCCGAGTGAGGAAGCCGTATCCGCTCGCCCGACCGCGACCACGACCCTCCTCGCGCACGATCCAGCGCGACTCGACGAGCACCTTGATCGCCCGCTTCACGGTGTCCTGAGAGG